GAAGCTGGGAACTTGGAGTACATCAATGCCTAAAAAACTATGCAATCAAATCGGCTGCTCAAACATCATAGCTTATGAAGAGAGATGGTGTGAAGAACATAAACGCAACAACTCAAGAGCTGAACAAGCCAAAGACTACAACAAGAACCGAAGAGATAAACGCAACTTCAAGTTCTATAACTCTTCAGAATGGAAAAAGCTAAGACAACTACAGCTGCATGATGAACCATTATGTGAGATATGCAAATCAGTTGGCGAAGTTGTAGATCATATCAAAGAGATATCCGATGGTGGATGTGCAACTTGCCTGGATAACCTCCAAACTCTATGCAAAGTCTGCCACAATGTGAAAACTGCAAAAGTGGCCAGAGAGAGAAGACAAAGGGAGGGGGCATCAAATGTCTAGAGATGGGAACACCGCTTTATCGACACCCCAGGTAAGTTTAGACAAACCTCATGATGAGGGGGTGGGGTATGACGAAAATCTTGAAAGTGCAAAGCTTGAGTATGAAACTGTAGGCACTTCTGCTCGTAAGCTTGCTGAGAAATATGGCATTCCTAGAAATAAATTAAACAAAATTATAAAATCAGATGAGTGGCTCAAATATGGAAGCTCTCGAAGTAGTGCCAAAAATAAAACGGCACGAACGGCTCCACATGCAGGGATATTAGGAGCAACTGCACAGAGAAAGATTAAAGAGGTCCAGGAAGAGTTAGGCGAGAACTACTCACCAGTAGATGAACCTTTGATAGTGGTATTTGCCAAGAACTATGAGCGCATGATAGAACTTGAACTTCAAGTGATCAGTGAGGGTGTTGTCCTCGAAAGTGGAAAGACAGGCGGAAGATATCTTAATCCTACTTTTACTGCTCTGCAAGCTGTACAGAAGACTCTGCTCACATTTGCTAATCAACTTGGGCTCTCTATGACGAGTAGAAAACTTTTAGGCATAAAACTTGGTGATTCAGGCAGAAAATCAGAGATGTCATTATTTGACATTGCTTCGGATATAAACTCAATGAGTGTCGAGATATAAAAATGAAAGAAAATCCTACCGTATACCCCTACTATGAGAGAACATTTGCACGTCATCGTAATGATTTACTTCGCTTAGAAAATGGTGAACTTAAAAATATGAGATTTAATGAAGCGATTGGTAAGGCATACATAGCGATTATAGAGCGACTCAAGCACTACAAAGGCACTTTAGCGAACACATACATAAAACTAGAGCCATGGCAAAAGAAAGTCGTGATGATACTATTTGGATGGGAACAGAAACACTCTAGTGGTGTTTGGGTGAGAAGATTTTCTAAGGCTCTAATATATATTCCAAAGAAAAATGGTAAAACAATCATGGCCTCGGCATTTAGTATAGCTGATGTGCTTGTTCGTGGTGAGTTTGGTGGAGAGGTTGTATTTGTAGGGGCTAAACGCGACCAAGCAAAACTAGCTTGGACTGGTGTAGACAAAATGCGTTTATTACAACCTGAACTTAGTGATAACTCTGAAAAGTCTTATGGGACGATAACTTTTAATAAAAATGATACAAGCTTTAAAGCTATAGGCCGTGATAGTGAGTCAGAAGATGGAATGAGCTGTTCTTTTGGATGTGTGGATGAGCTACATGCTCACCAAGACTCTTCACTAGTTGATGCAGTGCAAACTTCACAGATGGCTAGACTGCAACCGCTGCTACTCATCATCACTACAGCGGGGTTCTCTCTGAGTTCACCACTTATACCTGAGTATGACTATGCAAAAAAGATACTTGAAGGCTCTATGACAAACGACAACTATTTTGCATTTATAGCTGAAGCCGATAAAGATGATGATCCATTTGTTGAGAGTACCTGGATAAAAGCAAATCCAAATTATGGTGTTAGTGTTGATAAGGACAGTATGGCCAAGATAGCAAAAGAAGCTCAGGATAATCCCGGTAAGTTAAACACATTTTTAGTGAAACACCTTAACAAAAATGTCTCATCAGCTGAAGCTTACATATCGTTTGATGACTGGATGGAGTGTGTGAACAAAGATGTGGACCTATCGTATACCTTAAGTAAAATAATAGGCTTTGACCTTAGTTTGAGTGATGACTTCACAGCTCGTGCAAATCTTTATGTTCTCCCTGGTGGTAGATATCATGTGAAGTTAAAATGCTACATTCCTGAAGCAAATATACAAAAACGCTCTCGTGAACTTCATGCTCCACTCTTTGACTGGGTTCGTGATGGTTATATAACGGCTACTCCTGGAACTACAATAGATCAAGATTATATTGAAGTAGATACTCTCAAGGAGTTAGAGCAGGGTGATGTAAGTTACATAGCTTATGACCCTCACCGTGCAACTCATCTTATAAAGCAAATAGAGCTAAAGAGTGGATTTGAGAACTGTATCATGGTTTCACAAGGTGCTATAAAACTTTCAGAACCGACATCTATGCTGCTAAGACTTGTAAAAAATAGAACTCTCACACATGAAAATGATCCAGTTTTTAACTGGATGGTATCAAACATGAGCATACTTACAAATGCTCACGGCTCTATCATGCCAAATAAGAGTGACCCAAACTCTAAGATAGATGGTGTAGCAGCACTCATCAACTGCTTAGCTTTAGTGGTGCATGTCAAAGAAGAAGTAGAAGAAGAATCAATTTATGAAACAAGGGGAATGAGAAGCTTATGAGTGGATTTGTATCAACGAGAGAGAGTTTAGAACGGATAAAAGATATTATTAGTAAAGATATAGAAGGGTGTGTATTCAACCATCATGTAGCGGATGTATTAGGGATGGATTATGGTGCTTTACGAATAGCCATATCTAAAGATAATATGCCTATAAGAGAGATTGCTAAGTTTTGTTATGAAAAAGAGTTGATTGTTAATGATTTGTTGTTTGTAAAGTAGTGAACAATAATAATTGCATTATATATGTAATAGTGCGATAATTTAAGATTTGTTAGGGTATACTTGTACTCAGTAAAGAGAAATGTCAGCAAAGCTTACTTAAGTATGTTTTACTGACAGATGTCTTCTGTTGTGGAGTTGGATTGCAGGTAAGCCTTTCGAGGTAGAGTCAGAGCGATGATTCGTTTTATCTGTCCTCTCCCATTCTTCTTTAACTACTAAAAAAATTAAAAATCAGTTTATTTTCACTTTTCTTTTTTAAAACTACTGTATATTTTTTGTTATTTTTATTTTGTATGAAGTTTAATCTTCCTTTTTTCCCTGGAAGTTCTATGTCATTTGCTATAACATTTCCTATATTTAAAATATCTCTCGCAGTTATTTCACCATCGCATCCACAACAATAGTGTCGTAACAATATATGGCGAAAACCTATGCCATCGTTTCCTTTAAAAAGAACGATGGTATAGTCGTTTATTTCAAATTCTACACTTCTTGTTGGATTCATTGCAAAATTGTAGACAGCTTCTTGATGTGGCTTTAAGGTTCTGTTTGATGGTAACTTAGATTTTATTTTTTTAAATTCTTTTTGTAGCTTTTGAAGTCTTAAGCTATACAACTCCATTATTTCCACCCCTTACCATTGCCACAGCCTATTATTCTGTTTTTATCTTGTTCAGTTGGCTTAAAATCAATACTTTTTAAGTAATTATATATATTCTCAATATCGGTATCACTACATTTTACAAAATGCAGAGGATCAGTTTCTATACTTGAGCCAATTTGCACAATTTTTATTGTTTTATCTATTGAATCAGTTCTTCCATATACATAAACAGCAGCTTCTTTATAATCAGGATGAATATTATTGAATATATGCTCGTGTATTATTGGGTATAGACCTTCTATCCTATATATTTTATCTCTTATTTCTTCATAATTTTTAATTTTAACATAGTTCTCTAGCCAAGATTTTACCCACTTTGGTACATTGTCCGTATTGTTCCAGTTCATAACTGTTTGATAAGATAATTCTGTCAGTGTTGAAAATTCTTTTTTGTTTAACTTTGATTTTTTTAAAAATTCTTCAAACTCTTTATAGTTCATATCATTTCTTCCCTATTTTAAAGCATTTCACATAAAAGTGAATTGCTAAATATATTGATTTTATAGTTTTATTATATCTAAACATATTTAAAATATAGTTTTAACTTGACAAATATATTTAAATTATATATAATTCTACATATAAACTATAAAATCAATAGTTAAAAGGTTGAAAAAATGCAAGAACTAATTAAAGTAAGAACTCAAGAAATAGGTGCAGACAGTGTTAATAGTGTAGATGCTAGAGAACTTTATATAACTTTAGAAATTAAAAAACCTTTTGCTGATTGGATAAGACATCAAATTAAAACTCTAGACTTAGATGAAAATGTAGATTACATTACTTTCTCTCAAAAAGTAAAAGCTGGTCGTGGAACTGCTACTCGCAAAGAGTACATCATAACAGCAGACACTGCAGAACATATTGCTATGGCTTCAAGAACTTCAAAGGGGAAAGAGGTTCGTAAATTCTTCATATTGATTAAAAAAGAGTATCTAAAATCTATTGAATCAAACAAAGCAAAAATAGCAGGAGGCTATAAATCTCAAATCACTCAAAAGAACTCAAAAATCAAAGAGCTTGAAGCAAAAGTTTTACTCTTGGAGTCTGGACTTGATAAAAAAGTGGACTATAGACTCAAAGCAAAAGCACTTTACCCAGTGATACTCGACAAAATTGACCAAATAGAGAACGAATTTGCCAAAGAATTTTCAGGACAATCCCTCCAAGTTTTTGGTGCAAAACTAGATGAATAGATGTAGCAGAGATAACAAAAGATTTTTGTAAATATTTTAGAGTAAATGATTTTAGATTCATCACTCGCTTTGAAACCCTTGAAGCTATTGCTTTCTTAAATAGCTATACAAAGATTTAAGGTTATAAAGCTTCTAGCCGTATACCTACTTGTATGGAATTCCATACAAAAACACCCTTTTTTCAAAATCCATGGTAAATTTTCACCATGGAACATTTCAAAGCAATATTTATTACATATGTATTTTTATTACTCATAGCTTTAGGCTTTGCTTTTGCTGTCTCTCTATCATTTGAGAGTATTACAAAGTATGCATTTAGTGTTGCAATATTTATTCATTCCATAGCTATGCTTGCACTGTTTATCTTGATAATGAATCAAGACAACTCTGAAGTAAAAGAGGTAGCTAATGAGATTCATTAGAAACCTTGTAGGTAGAGATACATCTACACTTTCATCACCAAAAGAGTGGTTAAGCTCTATGTTTAGCTCCACTTCTACATCTGGAGTAAATGTTACAGTAGATAAAGCTCTCCAACATAGTGTAGTTTATTCATGTGTAAATATACTTTCAGAATCTATGGCATCTTTGCCACTTTCAGTGTACGAAAAAACAACTAAAAAAGAGAAAACTTACACTAAAAAGTCTATAAAACATCCTCTCCATGATTTACTCCACGATGAACCAAACGATGAAATGACTTCATTTACTTGGATGCAAGTTGTTATGATGAGTCTAACTCTTCGTGGAAATCACTACTCACAAATCATTCGCAACAATGCAGGTAATGTAACAGGAATTTACCCACTTAACCCTGAAAAGATGCAAGTAGTTCGCTTAGATAGTGGAAAAATCGCTTATATATACAGACATGATACGTTAGGAGAACAAGGGCTTGATGCTTCTGAAGTTTTACATTTTATCGGTATGACTCTTGATGGTATCGTTGGATTAAGCCCTATATCTTACAACCGTAATACGATTGGTGCAAGTATAGCCATGGAAGAGTTTGGTGCAACACTTTTTAAAAATGGTGCAACTCCAAGCGGTGTTGTATCTGGAAATGGCGTTAAGTCTATGAGCGATACTGCATTTGAAAGATTTAGACAAAGTTTTAAAGATAACTATCAAGGTCTTATGAATGCAGGAAAGCCACTTATACTCGAAGATGGTTTTACATTTACTCCTATAACTATCTCAAATAGAGATGGTCAGTACTTAGAAAGTCGTAAATTTACCAAAGCAGAAATAGCAGGTATGTATAGAGTTCCACTCCATATGGTAAATGAGCTTGATAAAGCTACTTTTTCCAACATAGAGCACCAAAGTATGCAGTTTGTTGTAGATGCTGTTCGCCCTTGGGCTGTTCGTATTGAAAAAGAGATTAAACGCAAGTGCTTCTCTATCAAAGAAAAAAAGACTCACTTTATCAAGTTTAACTTAGGAGCTCTTCTTCGTGGAGACACTAAGTCAAGATATGAGGGCTATGAGTCTGCAATAACAAAAGGTTGCTGGATGACTCGTAATGAAGCTCGTGAATTAGAAGATTTAAACCCTATAGATGGGCTTGATGAGATGATAATACCGTTAAATTTTGCAAAGGAGGATGGTAATGTTAAAAAATAAGAGAAGTAAACAAGAGATTATTTCTCGCATGAATGAGGTAGGAGTGATGAGTCGCTCTTGTGGTAAGGGTATATGCCCTAGAGCAAAGGGTGAAACTTCGGTTATCGACATAGAAAACAGAACTATTCCTTTCATTCTAGTTAGTAAAGATAATGCTGGCGAGAGATATGACTGGTGGAATGATGAAGTTTACATCGAAGAGTTGGACCCTGATGGTGCAAGACTTGAAGAACTTCAAACTTTTTTTAAAGACCATCGTACAAGTATCGACACAGCCATAGGTCGTGTTGAAAATGCTCGCGTTGAAGATGGGCAGATAAAAGCGGATGTCATTCTTGGAACTGATGAAGATGCAGAAAAGATTTTCACTAAGTACCAGGACAGAATCTTAACAGATGTAAGTATTGGTTACTACGTAAATGACATTGTAGTTACTTCTAAAAAAGATGAACCTGACCATGTAATGGTTACTGACTACACATTAGTTGAGTTATCTGCGGTGTGGAAGGGTTTTGATAAGGGTGCAACTATCGGTCGCTCGGCAACGAGTCAAAAACAAGTTGAAAAACTTAGAAGTACAGATGTGCTTCGTAAAAAACTTAATCTAAAACAAAAGGAGATTACATGTTAATCGCACAATTACGTGAAAAAATGAATAAGGCTAATGCAGCTATGAGAGCTATGTTAGATAGTAACCCAAATGGTTTAAACGAAGAGCAGTCAACTCAGTATGATGATCTTGAAAAAGAGTTTGATGCAACACGTGCACAGCTTGAAAAAGCAGTAGATCGTGATGCAAAATCAAAAGAGCGTGAAACTTTTATGGGTCAAAACCAAAGAGCACCTTTAGTTGGTGGTGTTGCAAAACAAGAAGAGGGCGAGAACAAAGAAGATGGATATCGTGAAGCTTTTTGGTCTATGCAAAGTCGTAAACCACTTAATGCTGACCAAACTCGTACACTAAACGTAGGTACTGCTGATAAAGGTGGTTACTTAGTTCCTGAAACTTTTTCAGCTCTTATTATTACAAAATTGACTGAAAAATCATACATGAGACCACTTGCAACCGTAAGTACTTCTAGTTCTATTGAAAATCTTCCAGTTGAAGGTGATGATGGTGCAAATGGTTGGATTGATGAGGGTGGAGCTTATCCTGAGTCTGACCCTACTATCGGTCAAGAGATTATGAAAGCTTACAAAACTGGTCGTATCTTGAAAGTCACTGAAGAACTTTTACAAGATTCTATATCTAGCATTGAAGCTTATATCGCTTTAAAATTTACTAAGTCTACTACAAAAGCTGAAGAGTTGGCATTTGTTCTTGGCGATGGAGTTGGTAAACCTACTGGTTTCTTGATTACTGCTCAAGTTGGAAAAACAGCTGCATCTGCAACAGCTATCACTGCTGATGAGATTATAGACTTATGGGGTTCACTTGATGAAGACTATGCTTCTCAAGCTGTTTGGAAAATGAATCGCAATACTCTAGTTCTCATTATGAAACTTAAAGATGCTCAAGGTGATTATCTTGTAAACAAAGGTCTCAATGGTGCACCAAATACTTTACTTGGTCGTCCTATCGTTATAAATAAACACATGCCAGCAGTTGCTGCAAGTGCAAAACCTATCTCTTTTGGAGATATGAGCTACTACTTTATTAAAGATAGAAAAGCTATGGCGATGAAAAGACTTGATGAAAAGTATGCAGATACTGGTCATGTAGGTTTTAGAGTTGACAAACGTGTTGATGGAAAACTTGTTCTTCCTGAAGCTGTTCAAGTTCTTCAAATGGCTGCAGTATAAGGCTAAATGATGAAAACTTTAAAAGTTAAGTTGCTAACTGGTCGCTCAGGAGCTGATGGAAGTCATGTTCCTGGTGATAAATTAGATTTGCCAGTCAATGAAGCTGTATCACTTATAGTTTCAGGACAGGCAGAACCAACAAATAAACAAGCCTATGAGTCAGCTCTTAAAGATATGAAAGTAAAACAACTTGAAGATGAAGAGAGTGAAGCTGAAGTAAAAGCGATTCTTGAAAAAGAGCAATTAGAAGCAGAACTCAACACTCTCTACAACGATGTAGTTCTCAAAGAAGCTGAGCTAAATGGAGTGGTACTCGATGGTGAACAAATTCTTGAAATGGTGGAAGATCTTAAAAAAAGAATCTTACCCGTAAATGGTGATGGAGCTTAGAAGATGAAACTCATTCAAAGTATAGCACCAACTGAGAGCTCAATAACATTAGAAGAGATGAAAAACTTTTTACGAGTACTTCATACTGATGATGATGCGATGATTAGTTCTATGATAACTCAAGCCCAGCAGAGTGCTGAGCTGATTATGAATAGACAGATCATGCCCACTACTTTTGAGTTGTATTTTGATGCTATGCCAAGTGAGATAGTTTTACCAAGACCTCCGTTTTTGGAGCTAGTGAGTTTTCAAACTTTTGATGATGTATGGAGTGATGTTTTAGAGTACGAACTTGATGACAAATCTACTCCAGCAGTTTTATACCCAACTTCATGGGAAACAATTTCGCCGGCGAAAAACGGTGTTAGAGTTGTCTACAGAGCAGGGTGGGCTGATGCTTCTAAAGTACCAGAGTCTATTAAGGCATGGATAAAGATTCAAGTATCAACTTATTATGAAAATCGTGAGACTTTTGTAATCGGAACTATTGTCTCAAAACTACCACCATCACATGTAGATAGTTTGATAGAGAGATATAGGATTTGCAACGTATGAGAACAAGTTTACTGAAGCATAGAGTCACATTTGAAAAAAATGACTCAACGACAAACGACTATGGTGAACCCACTACTAACTGGGTAGGTATCACACCTGATGAGTGGGTGCAAATTATTCCCCTCACAGGTAATGAGAGATATCAAAGTGAAAAGTTAAATGCTGAAGTAAATCATAAAATTCGTATGCGATTTAGAGCTGGAATAGATACCACTCTGAGAATCGTTTATGGTACACGAGTGTTTAATATTGATGCAGTGTTAAATGTACATGAGCTAAATAAAGAGTTACAGATTATGGCTACGGAGAGACTTTATGCTTGAGATGGAACTAAAAGGTTTTGAAGATATAGAATTAGCACTAAAATCACTTCCTCTTAAACTTAAGACATCTATTGTTCGTGGAGCGATTAAAAAAAGTGCAACTGTAGTCCTTAAGGAGATTAGAAAAAATGCTCCTCAAGATAGTGGTGCTATGGCAACTCGTTTTAAACTAAAAAAACTCAAAGCAAAAAAAGATAACAAGATATTTTATACGATTGTAAATCTTGACTATGGGCATATAGCAACTTTTTTAGAGTATGGAACTTATGCAAAGAGAGATATTCCACTCAATAAAAAAACAAAATATAGTGGGAAAAGAGCTGTTAGACGAAATAAAATAATAGCAAAGGGTTTAGGAATAGACCCAAAACCTTTTATGAGACCAGCCTTGGATGCTAAAAGTGGTGAGGCATTTCAAGAGTCTAAAAAGTATGTTGTGAAAAGACTTAAAAAGGCTCTTAAGTGATAGCTAAACTACTCTACTCACATCTAAAAGACAACTGTCCATCTTTTGAAGGGAGGATCTATCCGCTATACCTCAAAGAAGACTCTAAACCACCATGTTTAGTATATAAAATTGTTACAAATAGAGATGTTGAGACACTAGGTTGCAGTATTGGAAGTGTAGTGCGTTTTCAACTTGATATCTTTGATGAGAGTTATGCAGGGTGTGTATCTCTTAAAGATGAAGTAAAAAATGCACTCCAGAGTTTTGTATATAGACCTTTTGATGTGTATGTACATGAAGTATATGAAAATGAGTTAGAACTCTACAGAGAGATAGTTGATTTTCAAGTTAAATTTTAATTAAAAAAAAAGGAAGAAATTATGGCAGATTCATTAACAAGTTTCGTAAACGTAAAACTTAGTATTACACCAGAAGGTGGAACAAAAACAACAACACAGTGTATGTTTGACTTATCTGGTCTAGGTAGTTCAAGAAGTGTTGATAAAAAGAAGTGTTTGAACGACAAGACACTTATTGCAGTTGGTATGAAAGAGTATGAAACTTTAAACTTTTCACTTCCATACAGTGAAACTTCTGGAGATTTTCACGAAGTGGCTGTTGGTGAGTACGATGCAAACAATATGGTTGCTATTGAGGTTGAGTTTGACAATATGCCAAATTTAGGGACTAACGGAACACTAATTAATGGAAATGCTTATGTAACATCATATAAGCCAGGAAATGACAGTAACTCTATTGTTTCATCTTTTACAGTTGATTGGGATGGTGAGCCAGTTATCACTAAAGCGGTGTAACTAGATGTTAGATAAAAATTCATTATTAGATAAGTTCACAAGTCAAACTAAAGTTATCTTAATAGATTCAGTAGATGATGAAGTAAAGATAAAAAAACTAACCATTGCACAGAGGCAAGAAGTCAACGACATTCTCTTTGGTGATGCAAAAATGGCTAAAGCTGGAAAAAGTATTGATGTTGGAATAACGAACTACAACAAAGCTGCAAAACTTGCTGTAAGTTATGGTCTCGTTGAGCCGAAATTATCTCTTAGAGATATTGAAAAGTTAGACGATAGTGCAAACGACTTTATTAATGAAGTTTTTAATGCTATTCAAGATTTTGACGAACCAAAAAAGTAAAAGGGCGAGAGTTCCTTTTTAAAATAGCTTTAGCTCTTGGCAGGACAGTTTATGAACTAGAAAACTCAATGAGCAATAGTGAATTAATAGAGTGGAACGAGTATTTAGGCTTATTCCCTCTTTTAGAAGATAGAAATGAATATCAAATGGCGGTGTTATCAGCCATGACAGCTTCGAGTTCTAAAAAACAGTTTGAAGCAAATGATTTTATGATAACCAACAAAAAACAAAAAGTAGAGCTAAGCGGTAAAGACTTAGAGGACTATATATTTAAAGCAATGGGGTGAGGTTATGCCAGTAGTTGGAAATATGACTGTTGAATTTCGTGGAGATATGAGTCACCTCGTAAAAACAACAGAAAAATTGCAAAGAGATTTAGATAGACAAAACAAAAAGATGAATGCTTTTTTAAAAAAGCAACAAAGATCTTTCGACACCACAATGAAAACAATGGCAAAAAGTGTTTTGGCTATTGGTACTGCATACGTTTCTGTTCAAGCTTCGATGAAAGCTTTTGAAATCGCCTCAAAAGCCATAGATGTAGCCGCAAACTTTGAAAAATTTGATGCAACTTTGAAAACGATAGAGGGGAGTTCGCAAAAAGCACAGCAGTCTATGAAATGGATACAAAATTTCGCTTCAAGTACACCTTTCAATATAGACAAAGTTACCTCAAGTTTTATCAGTTTAAAAAGTTATGGGCTAGATCCTACAGATGGGCTTCTTAGAACACTTGGAGATACAAGTGCTGCTATGGGTAAAGATATACAGCAAGGTGTAGAAGCTATGGCAGATGCAGTTGTTGGAGAGAAAGAACGACTTAAAGAGTATGGTATCCGTGCATCTAAAATGGGTGATGAGATT